CGTGCTTGATCCGTTCTGCGGGTCGGGTTCGACAGGCAAGGCCGCCGTAGCTGAGGGGTTCGGGTTCGTTGGCATTGAGATGGATGCGGACTATTGCGAAATCGCCCGGCAGCGAATCGTCAATGAGGAGAGAGCATAATGGCGACACAGTTCCACCGCGTGTTCGGCGCGTGCTCGCAGAAAACCGGCATGACCAAGGAGAGGGCCGAGGAGATAGCGGCCAGACACCCGAACAAAAAGGTCTACCGCTGCAAGATCTGCGGCAAGTGGCACTTTGGCACAAAGCGGAAGGCCAGCAGAAAGAGGGGTCGACTGTGATCCCAGGCTACGTCCCCGTCAGCAGGCGTCGCCGCTGCCCGATCTGCGGCAAGCCCGACTGGTGCCTCATCGCCAAGGACGGCTCGCACGCCATCTGCCCGCGTGTCGAGTCCGGCGAGCCGTTCGGAGACGCCGGCTGGAAGCACCCGCTCGAGGGCGCGATCGCCAACCACGTCCGCACCTACGCATCCGCCGAGCCGAAGGCTGCCGAGCCGACCATCGACTGCGACTCGCTCCAGGTTGAGTTGACCGCCAACGCCGACGACGACTGGATTCTCGAGACTGCCGGCGAGCTCGGCGTGTCGTTCTCATCGCTCGTCAGGCTGGGTATCGGCCAGACGATGATGAGCCACGCCACCTTCCCGATGTACAACGGGGACTGTGATATCGTGGGGTTCCGGGTCCGCCGGCCTGACGGGCGCAAGTACGCCATCACCGGCAGCAGGTCGGGCGTGTTCGTGCCGCGGCTTGACGAACATGCCGAGGTCGTCTACATCACCGAGGGTCCGACCGACACCGCCGCCGTACTGACGCTCGGCCTGTATGCTATCGGCAGGCCGTCCTGCATGGGTGGGGCGAAGTACGTCTCTGCCCTGATCGAGAAGATGAACTGGGACCCTGTTATCATTTGCGACAACGACGGCCCCGGAATAGACGGGGCACAGAGGCTGTCTAGGATGCTCGGGGTGGCCAGGATCATATCGCCGCCCCGAGGGATCAAGGACGTCAGGGCATGGGTGGCCGACGGCGTCACGGCAGATGTCGTCGGTTTGATGACTGACAACGCGGGGTACGTCGGCGAGATATAACAGGGGGCCAGATGCACAAGGACGGCATCCTCACGTCGCCACTGATGGCGGACAGCCGAGAGCGGGACCAGATCAGGCTCGAGGAGGAGTCGGTCGCCCTCGGCATTGAGCGGTACAGAATGGCACGCGAGGCCACGATCAAGCGTGGCGATGGCGGTTCGATCAAGCCGGTCGACCGCCTTGTCGCGTACTGGTTCGACAACATCGCCAGGGCCTGCCGCAAGGAACGCCGGGCGGTAGAACGCGGCCTCGCTGCCCCGAACCGGCACATCTACGGCCCGGTCCTCGCCCAGATCGACCCCGAGCACGCCGCCGTCATAGTGCTCCGCGAGGCGTTCAGCCGGCTGCTCGAGCGGCACGGTGGCATGAAGTTCGTCAAGTTCTCCTACTCGCTCGGCCGCGCCATCATCGCCGAGGCCAACGCCAAGCTCGCCCGAGAGGTCGACCGCAAGCAGTGGGAGAGGGCCAAGGAAGACGGCTCGCAGGAGGCCAAGAACTACGCCCTGCACTACTCGTTCTCGGCCATGACCAAGAACGCCCGCCGGCTCACCCCGGCCCGTATCAACTGGTGGGCGAACAAGAGCCTCGACGACAACTGGTGCAACAACATCGTCTGTGCCCGCCTCGGGGCATGGCTGGCGTGGCACCTCGTCGACAAATGCGTGCTTCCCGCCCACGACGGCGAGGACATCCCCGGCTTCAAGCACTCGCTCCGCAAGTCGAAGAAGCGGACGATCGGCTGGATCAGCCTTGGGTACGCGGCAAGGCAGGTCATCGCCGACGGCGACGCACGGCGACAGATCCTCCGGCCGCGATACATGCCGATGATTATGCCGCCCTGCTCGTGGGTCGAGAGCGACGGTACGCCTCGGGACGGCGGCTACGTCAAGATCAAGCCGCCGCTGATCGCGTCGTCGTCTAGGCTGTCTCGAAAGCTCATCGTCGAGCACGACATGGAGGTTCCGCTCCGCGGCCTCAACGCCATCAACGCCCCGGCACGCAGGATCAACAGGGACATCCTCGAGCTCGTCGACGGCGTATACCAGGACGGCGGGGGCGAGCTCGGCATCCCGCTCAAGGACGACGTACCCGTCCCGCCGAGACTCGAGGAGGGCAGCGAGAAAGAGCTGCGAGTCAACCGGGCTCACCGCAGGCAGGCGTACAAGACGAACAACGACATCCTGCCGTCGCTCCGGCAGACCTACCTGCTCCAGACCGACGTCGCCCGGAAGTTCAAGGACCGCGGCGAGATCTGGTTCCCCCACCGCTTCGACTTCCGAGGCCGGATCTACCCCAAGCCGCAGCCGCTGAATCACCAAGGCCCCGATATGTGCCGGGCGATGATCGAGTGGTCGAGGCCGGTCGAGGTCGGCCCCGCCGGCATGCGATGGCTCAAGATCCACGCCGCCAACAGCTTTGGGTTCGACAAAGTATCCGCCGACGACCGCGTCGCGTGGGCCGATGCCTACATGCCGGACATCCTCCGGACGGCGAAGGACGCCAGAAACGATGGCTGGTGGCGAGAGGCAGACTCTCCGTTTCAGTTCGCCGCCGCGTGCATGGCGATCGCCGATCCCGAGAAGGGGGCAAGACTGGTCGTCGACGTCGACGGCAAATGCAACGGCCTGGCCCACTACGCCGCCATCGGACGCGACGCCACCGGGGCTGCCGAGACGAGCCTGCTCCCGAGCGACAGGCCCGGCGACATCTACACGACGGTCACGAAGATCGTGTACCAGAGGGTCGAGGCCGACGCCCTTGCGGGCAACGCCGACGCCAAGGCCGTGCTCCGCATGGTCGACCGGAAGGTCTGCAAGCGGACGGTGATGACCTACTGCTACAGCGTGACGTACTACGGGGCGTCGACCCACGTCCGCGACTCGCTCAAGGCCGCCGGGCTCGAGAAGGAGTACTGGCGGTCGGCGCCGCGGTACCTGGCGAGCAAGATCCTCAAGGCCGTGGCCGAGGTCTGCAACTCGGCGGCCGAGATCATGGACTGGCTCAAGGCCGTGGCCGGCGAGGTCGTCAAGACCAACCAGCCGATGATATGGCTGGCCCCGAGCGGGTTCCCGGTCGGCCAGTCGTACTACAGCAAGCGGCAGGCGGTCATCAAGACCGAGCTCCAGCAGCTCACGCTCGAGATCCAAGACGAGGACCGAAAGGTCGACGCCAAGAAGCAGCGGGCCGCGGTCGCCCCGAACTACATCCACTCGGTCGACGCAAGCCACATGCTCGCCGTCGCCACCACGGCCCACAAGACCGGCCTCGACTTCTCCGGCATCCACGACAGCTTTGGCAGCCACGCCGAGCACATGGACGCCCTCGGCGAGATCGTCCGCGACGAGTTCGTGAAGCTGCACCGCCGCGACCTGCTCGGCGAACTCAAGCAGCAGACCGAGGCGCGGTACGGCATCGAGCTCCCCGAGCCGCCGGCCAAGGGCGACTTCGACATCGAACAGGTGCTCGCAAGCCCATACGCATTTCTATAGCGTCCACTAACTACTAGCCTCTCCCTGATGAGAAACGCCAGCGACGTCCCTTTCGCTGTTCACTTCTCGACCCAGCCGTACTCCCGCTTCGGGCGACGGGTGGGTCTATTCTGGAGGCTTGCGTGGGTAATACACCGCATTCTGACTCGCTCAAACATCGACCACGTCGGCGTCGAGTGTGACGGAGCCGTCGTTACCGGACTGTACGAGGGCGTGCTCATCCTGCCGGCAGCGACCTACCAAAACAGCTTCCAGATCGTCGGGACATCGACCATCGAAGTCCCCGGCTACGCCGACTTCGACCAGCACAGAGACTCGCGGCCAACTCCCAGGGTGCCCGTCGTTCTGCGGCTGCTCACCCTCGGAAGGGTGTCGTCGCGTGACTGCGTCAGCGTCGCCTGCGACGTGCTCAGGGACGCCGGGGTGCCGGTGCCCAGAAACATCGTGACCGCGAGAGGACTAGGGAAATGGCTCAGGGATCATCCGAGCGGGGCGTGTCCGTACTGCCAGACCTTACCGACGACGCCATCAAGGTGCTCGAGAAGGAGCTTGGCAGCAACCGCGTGACCGTCCGCGACCTGCTCACAAGGCACAACGATCCAGACTTCATCCGCCGGCTCGCCCGGCAGGACATCATCGAAGAACTCAAGCAGCGGAGGAATCCGAAATAGGCGGAAGCACATCAAATATCGCTGAGTCAATCGCCTTTGGCCCGGCTGCCCCCCTAGTAAGGCGGGGGATCAACGAACTTCTCCCCGACGTACCCGACTATCAGCAACAGAAGCTGCGCATATCGGACCCGGAAGACGAGGCGCGCGAGTCCGTTGACGACGCCAGACGCCGGGCAGCACGGCGCCGCGGCTTCGACTCGCTCAGGATCGACCCGTCGCTGAGAGACGGCGGCACCGGAACGGGGCTCGGCATTGGCCGCTGACATCAAGAGGCGGTACAACCGCGACGCAAGCGACAGGCAGAGCAGGCTTGACACGATCGCCCTCTGCTCCGCACTCACCGATAGCTCCGTCTTCCCGCCGGAAGCCGCCTACGAGTCGCATAACGTACACGGGGCCAAGGACACGCAACTCCGCCTGCCAGAGACATTTACGTCGGTCGGCGCCAGGGGCATCACGATCCTTGAGGGCATGATGACCTCTGCCCTCTACCCGGTGACGCAGCCGTTCTTTGAGCTCCGCGCCCCGCACAACGTCGAGCGGCAACTGCTCGCACAAGGCGGCCGGGCCTACGAGGACTACATGCAGGAGATGCTCCGAATCGAGCTTACTGCTATGGCCATCCTCGAATCAGCCGGTGCAGACGAGGCCAGCAACCGCCGCCCGTTCGGCTTCCGAAGCCGCAAGTCGATCGTCAACCGCACGCTGCTCATCGGCGGCGACTGCCTCGAGAAGATGGGCGACGACTACCGCGTCCGACCGTTCAGGCCAGACCAGTACGTCACCCGACGCGACTCGGCCGGCGACGTGCTCTATCACATTACGGCCGAGCGGGTCGATGTCCTGGCCCTGACCGACGAGCAACGTGCCGCCGCCGACATCGACACCGAGGACTACAAGGACCGTGACCCGCTCAAGCGGATGGAAACGCTCTACACGCTAGTCGAGTGGCAGCCGCAGGCCAAGAACTGGATCATCCGCCAGCAGGTCCGGAACGCCATCATCCCGAACAGCAGCGGCGAGGATGAGACCGAGGAGACGATCAGCCCGTACTTCTCGACCGCGTTCAAACTTGCCCCAAACGAGGACTACGGCCGCAGCTTCATCGAGGTCAACTGCCTCGGCGACCTGCGAAGCCTCAACGAGATCCAGAGACACCGACTCAACCTGCTCTACCTCGCGGCCAAGCAGCACCCCGTCTTCGACCACGCCAGCCAGACCCAAGAGAACGACCTCATGGAAGAAACCGGCGTGCCGGTCAGAGCCAGGGTCGAGGGCGGGGCGGCACAGGATATCGGCGTGTTCAGCTTCGGCAACATCGCCGACTACCAGATGCTCACCCAAGGCGTGGCGACGTACACGCAAGACCTCGCCAGAACCATGCTCATCGAGTCGGCGTCGGCGCCCAATAAGGACCGCGTCACCGCCACCCAAATCCAGCGAATCGCACAGGAGCTCGAGGGTGCCCTCGGCGGCGTCTACACGCAGATCGCCGACGACCAGCACAGGCCGCTCGTGGCACGCACGCTTCACCAGATGGAGCGTGACGGGATCATCGGGAGCCTGACCAGCAACGGCCAGAACCTCGTCGACATCCGCACGATGACCGGCCTCGCCGCCCTCCAGCGTGAAAGCCAGAAAAACGACCTCATCACCCTGACCGAGTTCGCATCGCAGCTTGGCGACCGAGCACTCGCCCGCATCGACATGGGCGTGGCGATCGACATGTTCCAGCGGTACTCGTCCATGAGTGCCCACGGGCTCGTCAAGTCAGACGAGCAGGTCGCCCAAGAGGAGCAGGCACGGCTCGAGTCAATGGCAGCAGAACGCGGCATCGACGCCGTTGGAAACATCGCGGAGAACGCGGCATCGGCCGCGGCAACCCAAGGAGCCCAGTAGTGGCAGACGGACAACTGACAACCGACACGGATCTGTGGCCGGCGTACACCGACAAGGACGACCTGCTTGAGGATCTGTACCACGCCAACACGCCGGAGGATCTTCGGCAGATCGGCTACCGCGTTGGCAACACCAACCTCAGCGCCATCTCCAACCCGACACGGACGATGATCGCCTGGGAAGTGGCCAACCTGTCCTAGACAGACCGAGGAAGGAAAGAACATGACAGAGGAACAAGCGGCGAACCCGACCAGCGAGTCGGGGCAGACGCCACCTGCGCCGGAAGCGGAGCAGACAACCGAGCGGCCGGAGTGGGCCGCCAACATCCCGGAGAACCTTCTCCGAGACACACCCGAGGAGACACTCGCCGCCCTGAGCAAGTCGTACAAGTCGGCTGTCGACCTGGCCAAGAAACGTCAGTCAGAGGACGGGCTGGGCATCGGCGAAGGCAAGAACGACGGCAAGCCGGCGAAGAAGCAGCCCGGATCGTTCAGCGACATCCTCGAGGACGCCGGCATCGACCCGGACGAACTGGCCTCGACGATCTCCGAGAAGGGCAAGCCGTCCAGATCGCAGTACGAGAAGCTCGCCGCTAAGGGCTTCCCGAAGGCCGTCGTCGACGAGTTCATCGAAGGGCAGCAGAGCCGGGCTCAGCTCCAGCAGTTCCAGCGTGACCAGATGGTCGAGTCTGCATACTCAGAGGCCGGCGGACCGGATGAGTACAAGCGGCTGACCGAGTGGGGCGGCGAGAACCTCGACGCCGAAACCATCCAGTGGCTCAACTCACAACTCGACGGCCCCGGAGCAAACAAGACCAGCGTCCGGGCGGCCGTCCGATTCCTCAAGACCGAGTCCGGCTCCAGCAAGCCGGGACGCCCCGCAGATGCTACCGGCGGCGGCGCCCCCAAGAGCGGCACCAAGGGGTACAGCACCAGAGCCGAGTTCCGGCAGGCTGTTCAGGAGATGCAGAAGCGGTCGTCGCAGGGCCTCTCGGTCAACGAGATCGCCGCCGCCATCGCAGCCACGCCCAAGTCAATCCGAGAGGGTAACCACCGATGAGACAGTTCGACCAAGAGATCGTCAACACGATCTTCAACGCCGGCTACACCTTCCGCTTCGCCAGCAGGGCGGGCGGTCGCATCCCGGCCGACGAGATGATCAAGTGCGAGCTCATCAGCCGAAGCTCCGGACGCACTGACTACACGGTCTACGGTCCGACACACGAGGAGGCCATCAAGGCCGCCGCGGCGAAGGCCAGCGAAGTCGACGCATCGCTCTCGCGTGACGACCAGGCCGCCGTACTCGCCGAAAAGGAGCGGATGATCGAGGATCTCCGCCGGCAGATCGACGGCAAGAACAGCAACGACGAGGCCCCGGAGGATACCGAGGCCGACGAGATCGCCAGCCGTGCCGCCGGCGACCTCGACAAGGACCAGATCATCGCCCTGCTCGAGCAGGGTGGAGTAGAATACGACAAGAGGCTGGGCCGCGACAAACTCGCCCAGATCGCCCTCGACCGCGATCTTCTCTGAACCCACGCCCTCTCCTTCCGCCGTGGCCGTCCCTAACGGGGCGGTCGCGGTGTTTCTTTGGTACGACCGATGCGAACCGCCCAGTACGGGCGCCTGACGATCGGACGGACCTGAGCAGCTACGAGGCCAACAGCGAGCCCGGCTGACCACGCCCCAACCTCTCACGAGGCCGCGTGCGACGCCGCCTAACTCCGTGTCCCAGTCGCTGCCGAAAACAGCAGCAACCCACACACGGAGATATCACAATGGCGAACTCACCCGCCAGTCGCTTCCTCAAGGTTGGAAGCGACGACGCAGCCCTTGCGCTGCCAGAAGCATTCGACTCGGTCGTCCGAGCCGACTGGGAGAACATGACGTACCTGTCGAACTTCGAGGTCGACGGCATCGTGCAGCGGCGCGACGTCGGCCCCGGCCAGAAGTTCGAGTTCAAGGAGGTCGGCGAGCTCGATGACGCGGTGAACTACACCGAGGGCACCGAGATGACCGGCCAGAACTACGCCTTCGATGAGGGCGAAGTGACGGTCGACCCGTACCTTGTCAAGCACAACTTCCTGCCCGACGGCCAGGTCAGCGACTGGCAGTGGGAGGCCATGATGCCTCTCGCCCGCGAGCAGGCCGAGGCTCACGCCCGCGTCGTGGACAAGCGTGGCTTCGTCATGCTCGCCCTCGCCGCCCGTGAGGCAGCGAAGACCAAGGCCGGCATCGACGGCAACGCGCTTCAGATCCACCCCGGCGGCAACCGCGTCAACCGCGTCGGTGCCAACGGCATCCAGTCCGCGTACCCGGCGACCAAGACCGGCGCGTTCCAGCTTCGGGATGACATCGAGCAGGTGCTCCAGTCCGCGGCCGAGAACGACGCACCCTACGGCGGCGTCACCGCGTTCATGTCGCCCTACCTCAAGCGAGTCCTGTCCAAGGACGACCGGAAGTTCGACCGCGACTTCGGCAGCACGCCGAACAGCTACGTCGGCTACGAGATCGTCGAGGACGCCGGCGTGCGGTTCGTGTTCACGAACAACATGCCGTCGACCAACATCACCGGGACCAGCCTCGGCGGCACCGCCTCCGACAACCTGGCCTCGAAGTACCAGAGCGACTTCCGCTACACGGCCACCAACGGCCAGCCGGCGGTCCTGTTCGCTTGGTCGGCTGGCAACCGCTCGCCGATCGGCTACGTCACCAAGGGCGGCGTCCAGACCCGGACGGTGCCGCAGGAGACGAAGCTGGGCACCCTGCTCATGTCGTACCAGCGTTGCGGCTGGGGCATCATCCACCCCCCGTGCGCCGGCGAGATCTACGTCACCGACAGCTAAGGAGTCATCATGGCAAAGTACCGAATCGACGACCCCACGAACAACTTTGTTGTTGACGCTGGCGGTCCCAACTCCGCGAGCGGTGGCCTCTGGGGCAACGCGCCCCTCCTCGCCGCGGCAATCACCGACCCCGAGTCCTACGTCTACCTGTTTGACGACTTCAAGGACTTCAACGACTCCGACGGCTGGGTGGCTACCCAGGCGACCGCCGGCACCGTCGCATCGGTTCAGGCCGAGGGCGGGACCATCGCGGTCGACTGCAACTCGACCACGGCCGACCAGGGCATGCAGATCCAGTCCAACATCGGACTGCCTGCACCGGCCGCCGACAAGACCACCTACTTCGAGGCCCGCGTCAAGGTTGAGGACTCGATCGCCAACGCCCAGATCTTCGTTGGTCTGGCCGCTGCCGACACGACCATCTTCGCCTCCGGCGCCGTCTCGGCGTCTGACTTCGTCGGCTGGGTGCAGGACGCCGCGGACATCGCCGCGTCGGCCAGCAAGCTCCGCTGCCAGTCGAGCTCGGGCACGGTCGCCGAGTCGAGCACGACCGACATCACGAACGGCACCTACATCAAGCTGGGATTCCGGCTGAACGGTGTCTCGACGATGGACGTGTTCGTCAACGGCACCCTGACCGAGGTTGTCGACATCAGCGGGACCAACGTGGCACCCGAGACGGTTCTGTACCCGTCGTTCGCGTGCCTGTCCGAAGGCACCACCGACCCGATCCTCACCGTGGACTGGGTCAAGGCCCTCGGCGAACGCTAACCACCACCGCCGGCCTCGGGAACGGGGCCGGCGGCTTTCAGACAGGAGTCGTTTGACCATGCAAGACCAACTCGACCGCATTGAGGCCAAGGTAGACCGGATGGAGGACTACATCTGGCGTGGCAACGGCCGCGAGGCGTTGACCGTCCGCATGGACCGAATCGAGCAAACCGAACGCAAACGGACATGGTGGGCTCGGACATGGGCCGGGGCAGCCGTCGCTGCCCTTGTCGCCAGCACCGCATCGCTCATCAACGGAGGGAACCATTGAAGAACCACGAGAACCTTGTTCCGATCGTCGTCGGCCTGTTCGGGCTGATCTGTCTAGCTGTGGTGGTGGCAGGGTGACAGTGGCGGCCGTGCATACCAAGAAGAAGTGTTCACCAATGTTTAGCTACTATGGGGGCAAGCACAAAGCCGCCGGGCGATATCCAGAGCCGAAGCACCAAACCATTGTTGAGCCGTTTGCAGGGTCGGCCGGGTATTCCCACCGTTACTGGTGGCACGATGTCGTTCTCGTTGACTTGGACCCGAATATCGTGGCGGCGTGGCAGTGGTTGATCGCCGCTGGTTACGCCGATGTCATGTCGCTGCCGATTCTAGGACATGGGGACCACATCGACGACTTTGGTCTAGATCGAGGGGCGGCGGCCGTTGTCGGGTGGTGGATCAACAGAGGCACGGCATCGCCATGCAAAACGCCTGCAAAGTGGTGCCGCGAAAGCAACGGCGAAAGCGTGAGACATTGGGGGCAAGCGTGCCGGCAGCGTCTCGCGGACAACGTACACAGGTGCGACCACTGGACGATCATTGATGGCATGTACGAAGACGCCCCTGACATCGAGGCCACTTGGTTCGTTGACCCGCCGTACAACAACAATGCCGGGTCGCGCTACAAGTGCGGTCCCAAATGCATCGACTACACCCACTTGGCGGATTGGTGCAAATCGCGGCGCGGCCAAGTCGTGGTGTGCGAAAACTATGGAGCCACGTGGCTTCCGTTTTCCAAATTGTACGATCACGTTGGGACAGTAAGGCGCGGCGGCAAGGGAAAGAAATCAGTGGAGGCGATATGGACAAACGAGTAGCAATGCCGGCGTGCGTTATCTGTCTACCTGTGGTATCAGGATGCACCGCCAGCCACGACCCGCAGGGCCACCCTCGA